AACGAGATGAATCATAAAATGAAAAATGATGAACAACGTAGATTATGGGTAGTATCAAAAGCTAACCAGTACAAATTACAGGGAGATGGATCTAAACTAAAACAAATGTCTGTCTTTCAACTACGCGACTGTTTAAAGGAGTTAGAAAATGGAAGGTTCTAAAGTTCGTATAAATGCACTTATAGATTTTAAAACTTATATGCATATGCAAAAAGAAGTGCAACAACGATACATTAGTGACGATAAAGTCACTATGTCATCTCTAACAAATGAGATTCTTACTAAAAACTACAAGGATTAATTATGGCTTACGAAAATTTGTTTTCTGGACGTTTAGTATTATTTAACAATGCTGAAAAAAAATCTGATAAATCTCCTGATATGGGTGGTACTGTTGAATTTAGTTTGTCAGATGCTATGGCTTTTGCAGAATGGATTACAGGACAACCTGGTGAAGAAAATTATGCTGGTGATAAAGTTATAAAAGTTCCTGTCAGTGCATGGAATCGTGAATCAAAAAAAGGAACAGATTTTATCTCAGGTCAAATGTCAGTATCAAAACCTATACAAGAGGAACAAGATGATCTTCCGTTTTGATTTTAAGAATAGAATATATAAATTACTGACAACAAAACAACAGCAAGCTGTAAAAAAGCTCCAAACAAGACGTTTAGATCCTAGTTAACTTTTTAATCTGGCTATTTCTGCTCTTAGTCTTTCATTGTCTAAGGCTAGAATAGCGGAAAGTTGGAATGGATCAGAACAAGTACGAACTTCTTGTCGTAGCTCTTGCAAACGAGTTTTTTCGGATTGCTTCATAGCATCCTCTAATAACTTTTGCACCCTTATATTAACAAAATATTACACATATTTGTGATGTATTGTCCGAAATGCAATGACCTGTCAAATATCGTCAGTGGTACAAGGCATGTTACAAAAAATATTATCGTAGAAAAAAAGCATATTTTAAATATAAATGCCATCCGTAGAATCAGGACATGTAAATGTGGTCATAAATGGATTACATATGAAGCGATATCTGATGAAGCTATAGGATCATTTAATGGTTGTATTCCTAATAAAAATAAGTAATTTATTTAATCTGACAATAAAAAATAAAGCAATAGATATCATAAAATCTTTTATTATTCTTTTAAGTACCCACCAATGAAATATCTGTTCTTTTTCCTGTCTTGCAATAGTTACATGAGCTTCTGCTAGTTCTTCTAAAGTTGCTGCAAGAATTGCATCTCTTTTTGTATTGTTTCTTACAAGACCTACACAATATTTTTTTAAATATTCAATATCTTCTGATTTTTCTATTTCTCTACAACGCATCTCTGTAGAAAGTTGCAGTTCTACAGGAGGCTCTTCTTGAAAAATAATAAAT